CTGGTCGGGAATAAGAGTAAACCCACCATTATAAATGGTATCTATAAACTTAATATCTACTCTAACATTTCCATTAGTATAGAAATCTATATTACTAATGCCTAAAGTAACAGGTTGCGCTACTGGTACAGTAAATGCACTATCACTGTATAGCTGAACTTCATTTTCAGTTCCTGCTGCATAGACATGCATAGTTGCACCAATGGATGGTGGTGCTACTCTCGGTAATGTTAATCTTGCCATTTGTATCTCCTATAAGCTGTGCGGGCTGTTTTCACAGCCCTAAAAATTACTTACTAGTCTTACGCCCTTTTGATGGGAAAGACTTCTTGCTTGTATTCGCTACTGCAGTCTTAGATCCTTTAGTAGAAGGCTTACCAGTCTTCTTAGTAGGAACAGTACCGCTCATTGCTTTACCTTTCGATGCCATGTTACTTTCTCCTTACTTTTTTTAGTGTTTTAGCTAAACGTGCTCGCTGAGCAGTTTTCTTACTTACTCCTTCACCAGAAGCTGCTTTATCAAGCCATGCTGGATCAATACCATTCTTTAGTGCGCCATGACGCTCGGCAGTCTTTCTTAGTGCTCCAGGCTTCTTAATAGCCTTCTGAATCCACTTATCTTCCTTCTTCGCCATACTACCCCCTTCTTTTACTGGAGCGATGTAAGATAAAGCTTTACCGTAGAGTCGGTAATCTTATAGTAGTACTTAACTGCTCTTACGACACCAGTATTCATATCTCTTCTTTTAACCATAATTCTACTAGCAATATCTTGTATAGCATCTATGTTTTGATTAAACTTAAGTGTTATCGGATTATATCGTACATTATTTAAAGTTAAATTAGCAGGTATAGAGCTAATTAACCTAAGTGTTGATGCGTCTTTACCTATACTGCTAAGTGTGTTGATCTTAGTGGAACTTGGAAAATTTCCTTGTGCTACATGCGTAGTAGTAAACTTATTTTTAGCTATAACATCTATACCTTCTGCTGGAAATACATCAATCTCAACTTGATCTAGTACTGTCCAAATAACAGGATCTCCATTTATATCAAGACTACTAAAGGATAGTTTGATTTTTGTTAAATCTAATAATACATTACTTGATATATCGACACTTCGATAATCTGTGACCCCATTTAGTGTGGATGATATCCCTATTACTGTACCATTTACATCTGTAACTACAAGACTATATGTTCCAGCTACATCGCCACTAAAAGCTGAGTTTACTGATATTGTATTTAGAGATGTTGATGCCTGATCTAATGTATATACTGGCTCTGAAAATGTTTGCTTAGATATATATCTACTAGCATCATTACCTGGATAGATTGCAAAATAATAATCTCTATCTGGTAAGAAAGGTAATAGTGGGGTAACTGTTAACTGACCATTAGTAATGGTAGCTCCACCATCATTAACGTAATTGTCTATTGTGTATGAGTACTGAAAATATGTATACTCTTGTGTCACATCTAAAACGTCAGCGTATTTGGTATCTAGTATTGCTAGATCTGGTCCAGTCCAAAGTCCGGGGGATGGTGTATATAAACTAAGTCCATTACTTACTGTAAATGGATCAATAGGACCATCAAATCTAATAACTACTTTTGAGTCTGTTACTACGCTTTGTTGTAGATCATAAGGATCTGCTGATATAATATGTAGCGCCATACTAGAACTCCATTGTCATTGATACGCCATCTTTAATAATGATGTCGCTGTTTGGGTTAAAACCTACGTGTACGTCAATTGTCTCTTCTAGCTCATCGCTCATAAAGATGCCAACATTATTAACCTTACCATACTTTTCGACAAGAGTCTTTAGTTTCTTATAAGAAAGTTGATCAGTATTTGCCAGTAGCAGATTCATTGACTGTTTATATGCACTAGTTGGGATGTCATGCGCGTAGCGAAGTATTGCGTATGTAGATATTTGATCTTTTAGTAAGAGATTTAAGCTAGAAATATTTTGCTTAAACGAAAGCCATTTGATGTTAACTGTAAATACCATAAAACCTCGAATATATATTTGATAGTTGTTATTAACGGCTTGTAGAGAAAAAGAAAAGGGTAGCCAGATTTCTCTGACTACCCTTTCTTTATATTGCTAACTAACCATTAACGACTTAAACCATTGCGTCAGCAGCAGTCATGTCCTCAGGGAACATCTTCGAGTTAGCATCTACTGCCATTGTAGGCTGAACCTGACCATCAACCCAACGGTTAGGTACGATAGGAATGTTTTTAACAACTCCAACTCCGCGACCTTCGTTAAGCATCGAGATACCATACTTCTCACGAAGTTTGATCATCTGGATGTCACGCTCGGGATCTGCCCAAGAGTGATGGTTGATTTCCTCGCCCTGTACAATAGCTCCAGCATTTTCAGTATTTACAAAATACATGCTGGTAAGCTTATTAACTGGATCAAAAGGAACTTGTTTCGATACCAGAATGCTCAGAGGAACATTAAGGTAAGGAGGAAGAATAGGGCGACCTTTATAGTCAGGTGCCATATCTTCACCTAGTTCAGCTCCACCGGTAGATTTACCAAGACCACCGAAGTACTGCTCACGATTAACACTACCCATTTCATACTGGTTAAACATAGGACCGGAAGCATTGGTCATAGCAAACGCACGAAGGATAGGGTCTTTAACCCAGATTGCCCAGGTCATAGGATGAACAACAACTACATCAGGAGCGAATCCTTCTTGAAGCATTGCAGCATAGATATCAAAGAAGTCTTCTGCAGTGAACGAATAGTTGAAGTTACCCACGCCATCTTTACCAGAAAGAGGACGACCAAGAACAGTATGGTTAGGGTTTTTGTTGTCAACAAGGGTTAGTCCCTGTCTTTCAAACATCTGGAACTGAATCCAGTTTTTCTTACGGGCGAAAGCCTTACCAGCTGCTTTGAGCCATTCACCGATAACATCCCACTGGGACTGTTCAACCATTTCCTCAGTAAGAGCAAGCTTGATACCGTATTTACGGATGTCAACACGAATAGCCTGTCCACCACCAAGGGTGATTTCTTCGGTGCCGTACTCAGCGCCAGGTGCAACTTCTTCAATGGTATCCATTGCGCCGATTGCAGGTAGCTGAATATAGATACCTTCTTTTTGGTTAATTTTCTTAAACAGTTTGGTAGCTAGAAGCTCAAATTCAGATGCTTCTCTTACAACTTCAGAGATTGCGATTGGGACAAGACGTGACAGATCTTCTTTATTAAGAATGTCACGAAGTTTAATGTCGCCCTTCATGTTTGTCTCTGAGTCAATCAGTTTATTAGCTTTTGCAAACTGTAGTAGTTTTGCTGCTAAATTCATTTGTTTATTCCTCCATTAAATTTCTACTGCTTATGCTGTAGGTAGTTTGCTAAAGCTAGATTCAAAGTTCACAGCGATTCTTGCGATCCACTTAGGAGCGTTAACAATGCTTAGCTGAGTATTACGTCCGTCTGTAGCCGAACCAGGCTGTTCTTGCCATAGACCGGAGTCACGGAAATAGGTACGTACAAGCTTAAGGTCGTCATTAGATCCATTCTTGTAGTCAAGAATACGACCAACGGTCATGTTATATCCGTTAGCGTCGATAGTTGCACCTTGAATTTTGAAGTTTGATTCAATATCAAAACAAACATCTTGTCCAAGAAGAACGGTGTTAGGGTTTAGGATAGCACTGTCATATGTGGTAACAGGATCAGATCCGCCTGCATACTTAATACAAGTAAAAGGAAGATCAACTTTAGGCTCATACTCAACTTTCCAGTCAGCAGGAAGAACACCGTTAAATAGAACGGTACGACCCTGAACAGTAAAGAAAGTAGGATCTCCAGCTACTCCATCAACTCCATTAAGGCTAGCTACACGAACACAGGTAGCAACAGCTAGATTACCTGCATCAAGAATTGCGATTTTTGTAGCAGATTCGTCTGCATATAGACGCATACGATGTTTGTTATCTCCAACAACACAAGCCTCACGGCGAGTATTAATCTCAACAACAGGAACCTGAATATAGCACCAACGGCTATATGCTCTAGCTCCACCTGTATCATAAGCATGCTTAGTGAATGTGGTAGGGTTAGAAGGGTTAGATCCTGGAGCCATTAGTGCGGCATAGCGCATAATACCAACAGGGTTGGTTACTGTAATTCCAGCAGCGATCATAGCAGGAGCTACAAAGTCGTCAGCTTGTGCATATGCATTATCAGGAGCAACAACGCCATGCTTGGTGTCAAGTGCACCATATTTAATCACGCCAGAAGTTGCTAATGCAACCTCGTTTGTGAAGTCTTGTCCTAGACCAGCAGGGATAAGACGCTTGTTGCTATCATAAGCAACAACTTTACCTGGCATAAGTACAAAGCCAGATCCTGCAATACGCTCTTCATCTTGTACGATTGGTAGGTATTGAGCAGGATAAAACTCACCAGGAGGGGTTTGTCCCTCAGAAACTTCTACATTATAAGAAGGAGCGCCCTGAAGAATCTGGGGTGCTGCGACCATATTTGCAAAGTAGTTTTGTCCATTTACACTCATTGTGATTTAACCTCCGTTAAATTTATGCTTATCTCGAAAAGAGACGAGCAATGCCTTTTGCTATTTGTTCTTCAGACAACCTAGGTGCTTCTTCATCTTTAAGAACAGTGGGCGACTGTCCTTTATCCGAATTATCTTGGTCCTGAAGTGTGGGGTCTGTTACTGTTTTGATACCTATTGTGTTATTAACTGTACCTTTAAGTTTTGCTGTAAGTTTACGTGAATCACCTACTTGCATTTTAATTGCACTGTAAGGCATTCTTGCAAGTTCAGCTTTAGTAGTTTCAACTTCTGCATCTTCAAGAATACCAAGAGAGATCTTATTAGCTACTAATTCATCTACTAGATGTGCACGTAGTTCAAAGTTAAGATCTTTATTAGCTTCTTCTAGGATTTCACATTCATCTCTTAAAGATTCTACCTCACTAGTAAGTTCCGTGAACTTAGTTTCAAGATCAGCCTTGCCATCTTCTAGTGACTTAACACTGTCTTCAAGTCCTGATGCTTTAACTTGTAGTTCGTCATACTGACCTTTGCTGATTGCTTCCTTACCTGCTTCTTCTAGAAAACTAGAAATACCAGAGTTAAGAGATTTTGCTGCAACAGCTTGATCAACTGAATACCATTTAAGTAGGTCAAAAATTCTAGTTACTGCATCTTTTTTAGGGTTTGCAGGATCAGGAACAGAGTCTTCTAGGTTTTCAACTGGCTCTTTTACAAGCTCAGCTTTCAATTCATCCAAGAGAGCATCAAGCTTTGAGCCCCCGCTAGCATCTGTGCTCTCCTCAGTGGTGGAATCGGTATCTGCTACCTTATCTACAACTACTTCTTCTGTAGTTTCTTGTGTTTCTGTAGTTTCGTCTGCAAGTTCAATGCCAAATTTCTTAGCTGCTTTACCTAGTTTAGAAACTGCCTTTTTCATTTCTGCTTCAGTTAGATCTTCTGCCTTGTCGATAAGTGCTAGTCCTGCCTGAACGCTAGTTTTGGTATGAAGTGGGAAGCGACGAACTTCACCATCCTGAGTCTTTTGAACGATAGCAAACTTCATAGAAGTCCACTCATCAACATCATCAGTAAGTTTTAGTTCCTCTAGTACATCCTTTTCTTCATCTTCAAGCTTAACATTCTCAAGTGCTACCTTAAGGATCTCGGCAGAGAACTCGTCAGCAAGAGAAAGGTTCTTTCTCTTCATTTCTTGTTCCTCCTCGTTAATTATTGTGCAGATATTATCTACACATACGATTGTTTTACCTTCGGCTTCTTTAAAGAAGTCTTTGATATACATTACATCAATATCTGAATTTAAAATATTAATATCATGTTCAACAGTCTGTGTTTCCATTAATCCATCATGGATTCTTACAACCCGACCAAAAGGATCTGCTGGTCTAGGTACAAATGACAACTCTTCATATTCAATAGATTCAGCAAGCATAAATCTACCACTTACTTTATGTACAAAGTGCTCACAAATACCTTGTACTTGATCCTGTAAGCATTCAGAGCATATAAGTCTTTTAGGTGCAGCTCCAATAGATACACTAAGGAACTCTCCATCAAGTACTTTTTGTATTCCGTCTTTGTGAGTTAGCTTACCAATTACTTGAACATATGCAAGTCCATTAAATTTCTTATCTCTTTTTTGAAGAGGAAGAATATCATCCTTACACATCTCAATATACTCGTTAGTGGTTAGTCCGTCAAGATCAATATCTAATAAAAGATCACTATGATACTTGGTAAGTTTGTAGTCTGCAGCAATAACATTACCAAATATTGCCGATGTTTCAGGCCTATGTCTTTCGATAATGGGTTTTGGTGAAGGATATACAAAAGACTGCACATCATTCATCATGGTGTCGTGACGATAAACAGTACCATTGTTGTTACGGAAACCATAATGACTAGCATCAATAGTTAAGATCAGTTCATGATCTTTCCTAATTGCATCTTCCATCTTAATAAGGACGGATTCTGTTAGGTTTATCTGATATTGCTCAAATAGTACAATCGCATCCTTACTTAGTATCATTACTTAACCTCTAAATTAACTTTAGACACAGCATATCTACGTCCATTAGATGATACCGTAACTGCATTGTCTTTAATTGCAAGGATTCTTGCACTTTTACCATTAAGCCCTACAAAGTGTCCCTGAAGATCTTTTAATGTAACAACATCTCCTCTGCTAAATACTCTTTGTACTGTCTCTTTAATAGTAGAAATAATAACTTCAGGCTCAGTAATAACTAGAGACTCAATAGCTTCAGCAATTACTTCCTCTTCTACTACGACAACTTCGTCAAGTACAAGCATCTCAGTAGATTCTAGTGCAATAACTACCTCTTCTGGTTGAGATTCTTTTAATTTTTTACTTACACGCTTCTTCTTTTCAGACATTTACCGTCTCCTTAATTTTAAGCTTTAATCTGGAATTTGATCTAAATGGAGGAATAGCACTAAGCACTATCTTCTTATCTATAGTAACTTCTCTACCAATATGTTCTATGCTATCAAGTGCAACGTCTTCGTATTCAGAGTAGATTACAAACTCATTCTTATTGTTATTAACGCAAGTAAGCATATATCCGTAATTATATGCTCTAGTTTTCTCTGTCTTTTCAGCAGAGGCTACACGAGCAGCAGCAATGTTAAGGTAATCATGATTCTTACTAAGCTTATCAACGATCTGATCGCGTAATCTGTCAATCTTCTCAAATATATTATGAGCTATATGCATATCTGGCTTGTAATTATCTGTAAGTATAGACTTCATGTCACTCATTGCTGTACGTACTCCTTCATGAAATGAGTCCACCATATCGCTCTTAATGGAGTCATATACAGCTTTTGTTGCAAATATTAAGTCTAACTTCTTCTTGCTCTTATTCTCATTAGATAAAATAGAGCCAATAGCCTCTCGGAACATATCTTGTGTTGAAATGCCATCTTCGGCATCTCTAACTGACTTAACTATATTAGAGTTAGACTTAGCTGACTTAATAGGATCTCTATCTGCAGCACTCTTTCCTTTATTGATACCGGTAGATGTAGGATTGTTCCAAGTCCCTGATGGTTGCACTCCTTTAATTACCTTGGTGCCACCAGTAGACGTCTTAACTGTTTGTGGAGCTGCAGAAGCAGAAACCTTAGCCATATGCTCACCAGATTCTGTTTGTTGATCAATTTCCATCTGACCAACAAGACCCTGATATGTGCGCTTAAGTTGTTCGTCTGATAACTCATTCTTGCCAAGCTTATATCTTGCTTCGTCAATAGTAATAACGTTCTTAGTAAAAAGATCAGCTTCATGGTTTTCTTGTCTAATCTTCCATTCAATGTCAGTTTCATTAAACTCAAGAGTAGGAATTTCTTCATCTCGCATAATATCTATACCGAAAGGTGACTGTAATGCCATTTCAGTTAGAACCATTTCGTTAAACTGCTGAGCAAGTTCCTGTTGTACATACCTTACTGCGTCTGTTAGTTGCTTAGACATAGATGATGCTGTAGATCCGCTAATGTCTTGTCCCATACCCATGTCTGCCATAGATACTCCTAATCCAGTAAATACACGTGACTGGAAGTATTCTAAGTAAGGTTTAGCATCAATACCCTTATGTTCATTACCTACAAACTTAATTTCATGTCTAGCATCAGTTGCAATTCCGCCATCTTGTATGATCTTTTCCATATCATACCTTGCTCTATCAAGTTCTGTCTCACCGTTTTTATGGTCTATAGATACAGGGTTTTCAATTGTATAATGTATAATAGGAAATAAGTCTCTATATATTAGTAGCTGTACGTCCTCTTCAATTTTTCTTAAGGTTCTAATGTCGTCAATAACTGGATGTACTTCAGGCATTCCAAATATCATGCCGTCCTCTTTATATAAAGTAAAGTGAGCAACATCTTTTGGATCAAACTCTGCTACTTCTCCTCTAGAGTTAAAATGAACCCATTTATCTATAACAAGCATATAGTTCTTTTTAGTCTTAACGGTCTTAAACCTAGGCTTCATGCTTGTTGGATGAGCCAGAAATAGTCCTACAACAGGATGCATTTCTCGTCCATCTAGACTATATGACTGAGCATGTTCAAAATCTTTGTCTCTTACCTTAACTAAGAATGCATTACTACATACAATTAAATAATATGCTAGTTGGTGTATAATCTCTCTTAATGACTTGCCAGTTTGAAGAAACATGTATTTAAATCTTGAATCAAAATACTCCTTAACCTTATCGCTATCACTACTGATAGCGAAGCCGGACTTAACAAGAAGTCCTTGTTTTTTTTGTGCTGACTTTAAAAAGTAAGGCTCGTATTTCAATAGTTTAAATACTGAAATTAAGTCATATTCAGCAGCTATGGGGCTATGTATTTGTGAGGGAGATTCAAAGAATCTAGTTACTGGTGCTTTTATTGTTTTAATGTTCTTAGCTAATCTAGATACCATCACAGCTGCACCTGTTACAGGGACAATTGATTTAGTCTCATCTACTAAATTAAGAAATCTAGAAGCTGTTCTGAATTGCTGTCTTGTAGGGCTTATATTTAGTCCATTCATTATTATACTCCGCACATGCGATTAAATGTATATACTACTTTTGTCTCATTGCCATCATCGAAAACGCCATAATTTGATCCAAGAGAATTCAGGTCCATAAGTTCTTTAATTTTTACAGGCATATTACCTAAAGAGTATACGGTCGATATAGAATTTTTATCAACTATCACATTATCTTTACTTAAGTCTATGATTCCTGCAAAAGAATCTGCAATCTCATCAATATTTGTTGTGTTTTGTCTAGTAGGTATAGTGTTAATTACGGATAATGATCCAAGAGGAGGAGAAGATGTAGTATTCCCCGTCTTAATCGCCTGTGCAACTCTTGTTCCTTGTGCCGTTAATGCATCTTCACTACATGGCTGAATTCCGCATGCTATAGCTAAATCTCCAAATCTAAAAGAAATCATTTTCAAAGCTAGTAAAAATGCCTCTATCTCTAGTATGCTCATAGACCCTGCTGTAAAATTACGATGGTTATCAGCAAAATCTGTACCAGAAGTAAATAGATCTTGTATTTGCTGTAGTATCCATTGTTTCTCTCTAGATAGTCCGTCTATTATCTTTTTAAAGAATTGCCAAGCATAACCCCTAGTTCCACATTCTGTTGGCACCCAGTCCTTAATTTGCTCTTCTATAGGGTCAATTACTTTACTAAGTGTCTCATCTGCTAGTTGTACTGCTTGTGATTGTAAGGCAAATATAATATTCTTAGCTAGGTCCCAAATACTACTACTTACATTTAAGCTACCAGATATCTTACCGCTATTGATTACTTTGATGCAATTTTCAAAAACTACTGTAATATTTTCTATACTATTCTTGGCTGATG